CTAGATCGACGGGGCCGCCTCTAAGGGTCTTACCCACGCCATGTTTGAACTTGATAACCTGTTTCACGTTTCCTGTCAATGGGAAATCTCAACCGGCTCTTCTGTTTCTACAGCCGTGTGTTCACGGATATCCACACCACCAGGACCAGACAGCTTTTGCTCTACGGCAGAAGTCTTGTCATAGCAGGTGTTACCTTCAAAGCCTTCGGCAACAATGGTTGGTTTACCGTGGCGCATTACAACTGTAATCTTACTCATCGAAAATGATCCTCACGTCTACTACTCTACCTGCACCGTTGCTATGGTTTCCATAACTAACAGCAGCTTCTGCATCTGATTTCTTGGTGTACAGCTTTGCGGCTGTCTGATTTTGAGTTAGAACGTAACCCTTGTTATCGTCCCACCAACGTTTGTTCTGACTATTACGAATATAGCCGTCAGCAAACTTCACTGCGTATCTAGTCATCTTTCTCTCCCGCAAATTGTACAACGATCATAGGAAATACGATTGTGGTAGTTGTATAGATCGTCTGCTTCTTTCCAATCATGTTCACAAATGTCTTGGCACTTATAGATGAACTGATCGATTTTACTTTGTTCAGCCTGAAGCTCTGTTTTCCGCTTCCTAGCCTCGGCGATTGGTTGTCTAAGACTTTCCATTAGAAAAGATCATCCTCATTCTTATATTTTTTACTTAATCTTATTCCGTCCCTAAGAAAATAGCCGCTGGCGTAGATGCAAGCCAATATTACAAGGACCAATACGCTAATTAATACAGCCTTAAAAAAGTGAGTAGCTACGAAAAACAGTATGTATACCGCTAGTATTGCGAGAGCACCAACACCTAAGTTCTTTAAGTGTTCCATTAGTAACTCTCGCTGATTTCAAGAACATAGGAATCGTCTTCTACATTGTAGGAGATGGTTGAGTTATAGCCGTACCCGTCTTGCTCTAGTTGGTTCTTAGCCGCATGGACACCATATAGGTCTAGAAGCTTAGAGATAGCTAAAGTCTGTTGTTCCTCAATGGTCTGTCCTGCTTGATTCATGGGCGCGCCGATCTTGTTACGAAGGTGATTGTTCCAAGAGTCAAACACAGGAAGATAAGTCCCATCGGCTTGTTTGTCAAAGCCAACATCGTAGGGGCAATCATTAATCTTCAGAACATAGTCACAGACCCCATGTTGATTGTCATAGTACATACGGGGGCGTTCGTTCCTAGATAGAACACACTTTACACCTACATTATTCAGATAGGCAACAGTATCTTCTAAGGCCTTGATATCACTAATGATTACAGTTTTTAGCGTGGTCGTATGTGAAATTTTAGTCTCTCCTATTTGTGGCAAATAATGAGTTGTGAACGTCCTGGATTGTGAATTCTTCTTCTGTTAGCACTTTAGAACGGAGTTCACTAAGGATGTCTAGCTCATTAACAATAAAGTTAATTGCATCTTCCATGTTAGGATTAGTTCCTGCAAACTGGAAATAGACGCGCTTGTTATAAACTAGAAGATTAGCGTCATTCTCCCATAGGTCAACGTCTATAATATCAGCGGGAATATGACCTGATTCCCAAAATGGAATGTTCAAATATCTACCTCTATGTGTTTCCTACGGCGAACAAGTTTGCCGAACTCTGTTTCCACAGAAGCAGAACTAACAAGCGCATCACCTATTTTCTTGATAAATATACGGTTGGCGAATGTGACTATCTTGTCTTGTTCAAGAAAATGAAGCACATTGTCACCTTTAACTACCTTTCCATCTGTATGACTCTTTACTTCTATGTATTTGAAATGTCCTTCTAGGAAGAACTCTGAAACGTTATACATAGATGGATTTGGAAGTTTCACATAAATCTTAGACTTAACGAAAGATTTATTTTCCTGTACTCGAATGGAGATACTATTAACCAAATCATCAAACTTGATAATCGCATGGTTGATGTTAATTTCATTGATCCTAGAAAAGTGTCCGAATTCTTTCCACGTCGAACCTTTCTTGATAGGATGTTCTGTCATAATAAGGGTAGGGTCACTCGCCACTATGAACTCAATCACAGATGAAGTATTGAGCCTCCCACTCATGCCTTTCATTTAGATATCTACCGTTGTCTTTTTCCTTGTCTTAACAGGAGCTTCAGACTGAGGTTTGGATGCTTGCCTTGCGTACTTAGCCGCCCATTCCCTCATCCTGTCCATCTGATCCTTGAATCCTAAAGACATGGGATTGATCTTGGCTGCTTCATCAATTAAGTGTTGTTCAGTCAAGGGAACATTAAGCTTGGCAGCTCTGAGGATACCCTCATTAACTACGTGCCCTAGTTCGGCTGAACTGAATTCATTAGTCTTCTGAGTGATTTCCTCACGTTCAATATTGTAACCAACTTCCTCAAGATGGATGCGAAGAATTTCATCACGCTCTTGGGCAGTTGGATAGCTGATACACCAGATAGCATCAATTCTACCTGGGCGAAGCATCTCAGGGGGAATAGCTTCTACGCGGTTAGCTGTGAGAATCCAGAATACGTCTTCCTCTGCATCTTGCATGAACGAGAGGATTTCACCGAATACTCTTGCTGATACACCGCTGTCTCCCTGAGAACCACCGTGGACGCTTGGAAAACCTTTATCGATTTCATCAACGTAAACGACACAGGGAGCTAAAGCCTTAATCTTAGCGAGCACACCACGAATCTTAGCTTCAGAACTGCCGACAAGGCTACCGAACAGAGAACCGATATTCAGCCTAATACCAGGGAACTCAAGGAAGCCCGCTGTAGCCTGTGCAATGTAGGATTTACCTGTGCCTGAGGGACCAACGAGAAGGGCTCCCTTGGGCCTCTTAACGCCCTTGTCACGGGCCTCTTGAGTGAAGGCGAACCGTCTATCGTCTAGCCATTCCTTGTAGTTGTCAAAGCCACCAACCTTACTCATAGGAATGGACTTCAACATGGAAAGTGCGCCATCCTGGCCTAGCTCATCAAATTTCTTTTTATATAAGAAGCTTTTGAACTTATCGAAATCCACACCTGTAATGGTGGATAGATTCTTTCTGGAAGCCGAATGAGCTAGCGCTTTCTGTAGCGTTAGTTCAACTTGCCTGCTAGAGAGTCCCGAAAGCGTATTAACTACGTAGTCAGTTAGTTTTTTAAATTCCGCAATTAATTCTTGAATGTCGTCAGTATAGACCTTAACAAGGGTCTTAGCGATATATGCATCAATGAATTCTTTTGTGAAATACGTTCTAATTTCGTCTTGAGTTGGGTTCTCATGGCGAATAACACCGAACATATTGTCGTAGTCTTCTGGAATTTCAAAAGACTTATTGGCAATGATGATCAGTCTATATGGGGCATTCCATCCATTGCGGACAATGTAATCGAAATCCCGCAGTTCTTGAAGAAGCTCGATTGTATCTTTCTTAGCTTTCACCGAAAGAAGTGAAGCAATGAAGATTGGTTTCTTTGCACCTAGCTCTTCAGGAGAAGAGAAGATCGGACGAAGAACGGTTTTCTTTTGATCAGGAGAAAGGTCAATCTTGATTGGTTGGGCGATATGGCTAGCTAGGTCGTCTTGACCTGTGATATCCGTCCATCCATTCGTTGAAGACCAATATAAAATCTTGTCTGTATCCGGGCGGATAAGATTAATCGATTCCTTTAATACATCAATTGAATCGAACTGGTCTTCTGTATAAACGATAGTGACCGGATGACTAGCTCTGATATTTAGGAAGAGTTCACGAACAAAACTATCAACAGAAGTCACTAACAATTACCTTCCGTGTTCAGTTGCAAGAATTGCAATTCAATAATGCTATATGCGTCTTGCAATAATTTCTTGTGGGTTTTTTCTAAATAGTTCATCAATTCTTTTGGTGGTTTCTTGTCGCGTTTCTTGTACATGGCAATCATGTTCGCAACGAGGTATGAATTAATAAATAGAATTGCGTATGCAGGAGGAACGCCGTACTCATGCTGTACCAACGTTAAAAGCTTCTCTGTCTCATCAATGAGAAGAGGTTGAAACGACTCTAGGTCCATACAAATCTTTCAGGAAAATCCGGTTTATTCTGTTCCAAAGGAAACCGGAAAAACTCGTTGCTGTAGCTTATGCTTAGCGGGCCGTTGGGCCTTTAGGCGGCTAGAGCGAAGGAGAAGTTGTCATTGGCTTCTACCATCATTACAGCACGCCTAGAAAACCGTGTCAAGCCCCAAAAAGAGTAATGCGGTTTACGTCATTTACCAATTTTTCATCAGTATCATGGAAGATGACGTTTTCTACAGTGATATTAACGATATCGTAATTACTATCGGAATCCGGTGTGGTCAACTCAACCGTATAATCATCTGGGACCTTCTTTAAAAAGTCTTTCAGTTCTTTTACATTCATCTAAGCAACCTCCTCTGCGTCTACATAGGTATCATTATCTTTGATGATACCTTCAGCCACTTTGAATGACCACGATTTCTCTTTATAGATTTTCGTCCCATCCCTGGATTCAACACGAACACAAACACCTTCTCTGATATGACGAGGATCAATCAGCGAGGAGCCTTCGGTATGGGACTGAATGATAGCATCAAGTTTGTCCTTGTCACCATCATAAACTAGAGAAGTAATATGGGTAACAGGTTCAACACCTAATTCTTCACAGCGCTTCCAAAGTTCATATTGAGATAATTCGCGGCCATCTTGAGTGATACGATAGACTCTTAGACGAGACTCCCCCTCGACACATCCGTAAGAGTAAGTGATATGATCACCATACAGCTTTACAAGTTCTTTTAGTGAACTAATGTTATGTGTGAATAGAGCGGCACCAGTCTTTAGGTATCCGACAATTTCACCATACACAATTTCACCACGCTTCAGCTTCCCATAGAGCTTCTTAGGGGCAAGGTCGTATGGATCACCATTACCATAGAAGCCACCACCATATTCGGTTTCAGTCTTCTTAGGAAGAATAGCGCGGCGGGTTCCTAGATGGTGCTCCCAATATTGCCAATCATGATAATCCATCTTGAGTACCTTGAGACTAATAAACCGGCACAGTCCCATCAGAGCCTTTCTGTACCAAGGTTCCTTTTGTTCAGTGGGAACTCTACCGTAACGGAATGAAGTGCCGTGTTCCTTCTCGGAGATATGAACTAGGGAGCCGGGTTCAATATAAGCATAGCGATATTGAGCGGTTTCGAAGTGCTGGGGGAAATCAATCTTGAGTTGGTTGGTCTTCTTGGGGCTGCTATCAATACGCGCTCTAGTAGCCATAGTGTAATACTTGTTACAGATAGGAACATCATTGAGAGAATCAAACATGTCCCCTACCTTGAGTTTGCTGATGTCGTAACCAGTGAACTCAAACCAAGAGATTGGAACAGCGTACCCTTCAGACTTAACACCACGGAAAGTTTGGGCTCTCACACGACGCTTATCAGAGAAGTAGCCTCCGCGTTTTACACCTTGTTCATCAGTGTAACCAATTAGATCATGTTGCTTACAGAACTCTGGTGACAGTTGACCATCCGAGTCAAAGAAAGCGTACAAGTCGCCGTCCTTGGCTTCTAGTCCAACGATGACACGCGCCCCGCAAATATGTCCAACTTGAAGACGATCCGCGTTAGGGTGCGGTGAAACCCGTAGAGCACCTACAATAGCTTGATAGGTCATTGCCAATCCTTAGGTTCTGTCTTTAAGAATTCTTTTGCTAACTTGTAGGCCCACACTAGGCCCATGAAGGCTGCAAACAGAAGTAGGCCCAGGATGATAAATCCTATTACGTAGACAATCAGTAGGAGTAACCACATGTTAACGATCCAAATAAGAGCCATTTGAGGGGTCTGAAAGGTTAATAGTTAGTAAGGGCTTAGCTCCCTTGACAGAAGCAGTAACACATACCTCTGAGCTCCCGACCTTCATAACTGTATATAGACCCTTCTTGAATTGTACTTCGATATCTTCTGAACCAAATCCGAAAGACTTAGCACGTTCAATAATTGCTTCTAGTTCTGATAGCTTCATTCCACTTATCCTTTTTGATGGCCTTGACAATATACTTCTGGAGTTAGCCCTTTATCCAGATGTACGAAATAAGAAGTATTCCACTGCATCAGATTACCATCAGTATCTTTGTACAGTTCCTGTTTATCAGGGCATACGTATGCAAGACTAAAAGTTGTTTCAACAGGTGAACCAACATCCTTATGTAGCTTAGCCTTAGGGGCGTTACATGCTTGGGTTAGTGCCGAGAGAGTTAAAATTAGGGCGAATTTTCCTAAAGTGTTCACGTATCACATCCATCTTGATTGGTGTATAATTGATTCTTTCAACTGAAACATTGAAGTAACGAGGATCAGGTAATGAGTGATAATGAAGATGACCATGAACATTCCCAAGAAACCTCTCAAACTGAGACTTATGAACAGGGATGTGTGTCAGGATCATGTCACCATATTCCATGCAACCACACAGTCTCTTCACATTCGGCAAAGAAGTATACAGATCGTTGGGATGATTGTCGTGATTACCCAGAACCAAGAAAATCGTACCATTTAGTTGACCCAACAGAGGAATATATTTCTTATTAATAGTTACATCGCCCAATAAGAAAACTCTGTCGTGATCCGTAACCGTATTGTTCCAATTACGAATGAGCGTATCATTCATCTCTTCTACAGAAGAAAAATCCCTGAGCGGGGAACCGTCAGGGCGTTTGAACTTTACGATTGTGTTGTTGTGGCCAAAGTGAAGGTCTGACGCCGCAAAATCAGTCACAGACTAAGCCTTTATTCTTTCCTTGTTCAATCGCCTCTAAATAGCGACGCTTCAACTCTTCGTTTGATCCTTCCTTTACATGAGAAAAGAAAGTCAAATGTTCTTGGTAGTACATACTGAACTTATCGACGTTGCCACTGTTAATAGAATGTTCAACATTAGCAATGCGGTCAGCTAACTTTAGATTGCGGGCTGGGGGATACTCATCCAACTTATCATAGATATCCGCATTGCGTTCTTTGCGGTTTCTACCGTGTCCAGTCACGCAATAGACGAGTCTATGAACTTCTTCGTTGAACTCAGCACGAACCATTGCATGAGTTGCAATAGTGTCTTCCACAACATCATGAAGCCATCCGGCGCAAGTCCACTCATCTGATTGTAATCCGGCACTTTCTAGAATGTTTACGACTGCACCAAGATGATAGGTATAAGGATGTTCTCCATACTTTTGATCGCGATGGTATTGCTTCGCGAAAAGATAGGCTTTTTGTTCAAGGTCACTGAAAAGTTTCATCTAAAGCCTCAAAATATTCCTTGGTTAATTCTTCCGCCCTGTCTTTATCCTCATCTGAAAGATTGCGATAGAAATAGGCGAACACCATCTCTTCAATAGATGGTTCTACAAATCCCTCAACAGTGGGACGGAAATTTAAATTCATATGGACTCTTCCAATTGAAATATTTTAGAATCTTTTCTAGATACGAAGACGACACAACGAAATCCCAACCTTCAGTTTCCTGAGGCAGCTTATAGTCCTTATGCATTCTATCGGTGTGTTCGCGGCCAACAAAATGACCACCCGCTGCAACTCTTGCATTAATACGTTGATGTAGAACATCAGGCGTATAGGCGGGAAAATATACAGCAATCTTGGTCCAGCGAGGATCAATCAGGCGAAGGACTTTCTTTCTGGATTGCTCAGTCAAATGAGTGCGGTCCAGCACATAGTCACTGCCATATGACTGCATATCTTCAACCGCCCGGATATACTTTTCTTCGGCAATCGGATATACAGATTCGAAAACCTCTGAATAAGCCTTATTCATCTTATGGGCTTCAGAGATTATATAGTCGTCGGTATTGAAAACAGGAAAGTTAGGGAAAATTTTTCTAGCATATGTGGACTTACCGCAACCGGCAGGGCCACACAAAATGATTGCGAGGGGCAAGGGACAACTCCGTTTAGCGAGCCGCCCTTATAGCCGTTCTGTGCGCCTAGCGCAAGGGCTTTTTATTTCGGGGGAGAAGGGGCTTGCCTGTTGGCCTGATCCTTCGCTAAGGTGTCCTTATTGTACTGTAACAGTTTGTCGCAACGCTCACCCCATAAATATGCATCTTTGTAACGCATAAATAATTCATGAGACTTCATCTCAATGAGGCCTTTATCGTCTGGAAGAGGTTGTGGTTTTGGAGAACAGTCCCATTGAAGATCAATAGTATGGATAGGGGGTTTGTCAATAATTTGATTGTTGTGTGTAGCACAACCAGCTAACACAATAGCCGCAAAAACTGCTGCGAATAGCTTTTTCATTCGCCGCCCTTTTCTTGATAGGCTCTGAGTTGCCTAGCTGCTTCCAACAAATTTGGATCAGTAAATGGATGATCCGTAGTCGTGTCTGGAATTTTTGATAAGTTCGTGTTTAGCTTGGATTGATTTGTATAGATCACCTGACGTTTATTCAGCAATTCATTCATGTTCTGAATATCACCATGAATGATATCTTGAGCCTGAGTTAATGATTTAATCGCGGCTGTGTCGGCAACAATGGCAGCTTTCAAATTTGCATTCTCGATTTCAAGATTCTTTACGTGAACAAAGAAAAAGAGTGCGGCTAACACTCCCAATCCAATCCATGTATATTTATTAGTAATGATTGGCCAAACAGTTTTAAAAAATGCTAAGAGCTTAATCATTAATCTTTCTCATTTGGTGGAGCATCTTCCTTGGACATAAAGTGCGGGATAAGATCAGGGATAATCTTAAGGAAGTTTGCGTTTTCCCAGGTTGCTCCGAACAAATACGTGCCGGCGATTAACAGGATCGCTACTTCTGTAAGGATATAGACAACCAAAAGAAAGCAAGCAATAAACACGCCAAAATGAGCACTGAAGGAAAGCCAGACAGCAGCAGCAGTTGCAGACGTACCTAGTACGCCGTGGAAAATTAATAACCACGCTACATAAATTCGTCTTTTTTCCCACGATGTAATTTGTGTAGCTAACGCTTTAATATCTGGCATATCCATGAGATTATACACTATATACTCTGTTCTTCCAACCTACCAAAAATTTAGCTAATTCAGGTTTCTGAATTACAAGCGTTGTATAAAAATCCATTTGCTGGATTCTAATAGCGTCCAAAAGTTGAGATTCACTGTATTGAATGACTACTTGTGAAAACTTGTTAAAGGAATTCGGACCAAGCTGACCATCGATAATGAGAACTCTATTATTCTTTACAGTGAATGTATTAAGAGCTTTCTGGAAAATCTTATGTGCCTGAGTCGGTCCCATGTTCACTGACATGTCAAATAGCTTGATTGCAGTTAGATCATAGAATCTATCGTATTGGTATTTATCCCAAAACTCAATTCTATAGACTTGTGCGGCTGCTTCTTTAGTTAGGTGTCGAATATCATTAGCATCTAGATCACCATCATGATCATAATCCGTTAGTTTTAAGATATTAGCATCACCAACATGATCCTTAAGGAACCTCAGAGAGATACCGAAATTAGTAGCACCACCGGGATCAGAAGAATCATTGACATATCCGCCTTCAACTTGGAGAAGATGCGCAATCGCTTTATTGAAATCAGCCATTTAGGATCATCGTTTCTTCTTCTGTTCTGTAGTAGAAATGACCGCCGATACAACAAAGGCTATGTGTGCAGTCGATAATCTCCCACTGAACAACCTTCTTATGTGTATCCACATGGCAGATGGTGAATCCATTTTGCCAACGTTCAGCTTCACAATATGAGGCATTACGAACATGCCCTGCACCCGGTTGAACCCAAAGATATGGGCCTGTTAGTGCATTGAAATGTTGTTCGACTTTGATCGTATGATGGTGTCCGTTCTGGCCTGTGAGTCCCCAATTTTTGGCTTGTGGGAAATGATGAAACAGAACAGTCTCATACGCAATATAATAGTTCTTAGCAATTTCTTTCTTGAAATCACTTTCAGTGAAAGTTGCTAGGTTCGCCTTGCTGATAAAGTTGACTTCATGTTGTTTAAGTCCGAATAGATCAGAGATAGACATACCATGAACGTCTGCTAATAGTGGCATCAGATAAGGAGATGTTGAAGCCAGTAGCTTGATTAAGCGCTCTTCGTGGTTGCCTGCCGTCCACGTAATTTCTGAGTTAGGGGCGGCTTCTCTCAAATCAGCTAAAAACTGATCCTTCCAGGCAAAAGCACCTGTGACATCGGCAACTCTTGGATCGTGATCATATCGGCTAAATTCATACAGGTCTAGAACATCTCCATTGAGAATGATCTTCTCGGGCTGAAGTCTTCTAGCTGTCTCGATGAATAGTCGTCTTGTGAAGGGATCACAAAGCTTATCGTGGAAGTCAGAACCAGCTAGAATGCTCTGGAATCTTTTATCTGATGGCTTTAAGAAAGCCCCTTCCCACTCTTGCTTCGCTGAGTTGATTTGTCTTAGTTCATCACGTTCTGCGTGCTTAGAAACGTCAGAGTAAAACTTACGTTCGGTCTTTGTTTTTTCTAGGCCAGCAGCAGCTTTGAATGCAAGCCAGGAGCCATAATGAGGCTCCCACATACTATCTTTAATTCCTGTTTGAGCGCGAAAGAAGGCTCTTGTAATTTCTCTATCTGGATTATCAGATGATAAAGCTTGAAGCTCTTGAATCAGTTCCTGTTGTGTCATTAATACTTTGTGTTGAGGAAATGTGCGCCTGTAGTTTTTGGCGTAAGGCCTCTACTTCCTGAGATAATTCTTCGTTAGTTTCAATAACGCTACGATAGCTAGTTGTTAGTTCTGTGTAGCGTTCAACTAACTCGGTATATCTTTCCTCACACTTCCTTGTCTCATCTTTTGAATGTTTTAATTCGTGTTCTGTTTGATCAACTCTTTCAGATAGATGTTGAACTTGTTTGTAAAGTGCGTCTGTAATTGCGGTAAAGTCATCACGTTTATCTTTGTTCTTACCGAACATCTTCGTGAAATAGGCTGTTACAGCCCCACCGGCTACCGCCCAAAAGGGACCGGAATATTGACCAAAGATGGTTGACGTGACTGCTAGAATAATTGGTTCCATATCTTGCCCCTAAATAGGGACTGATTATATCATGGAACACCGTTAGTGGAAACCAAATATGTCTCCGCAACCATAGCGTTTATATAGCACGTTCCCTAATTGATTTCAAGGGCTTTTATCAGAGGGGTACGGGCGCGGGTGTTAGGCCGTCATCGGTGATATGGGCGTCAAGCTCGTCCAGCCTCGGAAGTTGATTGACTACCCTAAGGTTCTCATAGCGTGTGCCGTTGAGGGCTCTGGTCGTCTTTCCCTTATAGAAATCTAGAGTTAGAGTGCGTTGCACTGTCTGGAAATCCGGCACTGCACCAAGACCGATGGCAATACCATCATTATTAAAAACTGCATATACGTACATTATCGTTTAAGTTCCGTAACAATCAATACTGAGTTAGCGTAAGTGGATGTACCTGATGACCCAGGCGCTGTGTTAGCCGTGAAGCTATACGTATGGAATCCAGCAGGAGGATGATCGATAGCCTTGACGATACAGGTTCCGGGGAAGCTATCAGCGATGAAAAGTGGGTAGTCACCTATATTAGAACCATCTCTCTTTAGGTGAACGGCGATACCGGCATTTCCTGTACCTGTGTGAGTCATGGTAATCGCAAAGTCGATAATATGGGGTGCGCCATCCACGATAGTAGTGTGACCAATAATTTCTAGATCGCCAGATTCTATACCACTTAGAACGGTTGTATTAGCGCCAGCGAAATAGTCAACCTGTGTAATAGCGCCAACAACTACATCCCCTGTATCGACGTGGTGTGTTGTAGCACTTACAGGTCCAGTCCAAACCGATACGTTGTTAACGGCAGAGTGAGTAACTGTTCGTACCCAATAATATCTGGTTGCTGAATAGTCAACGTCTGCGGTACTCATTGTTCTTGTATAGTGATTCGTTGCAACTTGTGCAAGCAAAACGCCATCATCAAAACTTGAGGTTGAGCTTTCCCATACCTGAACGTAAGCGAAATCAGGCATAGGAGGAACGATCCAGCTAATATAAATACCTTGGGTATTAGGTGTAGCAGAGAGGCCTGTAGGCGCGTCTGGGGCTGTTACATCACCAGGGGCAGAGAAGTTAGATGAATACGTCCAGGCGCTCACAGTGCCGATAGCAGAGACAGAGCGTACTCTAGCTTGATATGTGGTATCTGTATCTACCTTAAGGGCTGTAGAGTCCCACGATACATTAGGTCCAGTGTAAACAGTAGCCCACGGAGTCGTGTTTGTCTTAACCTGAAGTTCAAACTCTAGAATTCTTTTATCACTAGGTGGAGTCCATGAAATGGTTACTCTTGGCTGTGAAATAGAGCCAGAAGCAGGTTGATACCACTGTGATACCGTGAGGTTAGTCGGTGCAGGTAGCTGAGTGTTATTCAGTACAGAAGTAGGAGGATCAGGGAAATCTGGCCCGTTTTCAATTAGGGCATACTTCTCTGGATAGTGCTGTAGTGCGATTACCTGATATTCGCCTGGGGAAGATTCAGTAATAGAGACGACACGATAAAGAGCACCATCCAGGTCAGGACTTGAGAGCATCCATACAGTCCCTCTATCGGGAATGGGATGTGACCCGGCTATAGTAATAGTGCTTGTATCGCCAACGGTTCCGCTGAAAATACCCTGACTTAGAGTTCCGTCTGCATTTACGTAAGTAAAAGTATATGCTTCTACGGCAAGAGTGACCGGATTATCAAGAGTGAATATAGTGTTAGCACCGTCATACTGTGCGTCTAGAAGTCGTCCACCCCATCTTACACCTGATTTGTAGGAGTCTACAACCTTGATAATCATGCCTGGGGTAAGTTGAGCCGCTTTCAAACCGCCTGTAAAGGTGACAGTTTCGGTCTGCATCTTCTCTGTTAGAAGAAGCCACTTAGCTAAACGTCTAGCTGCACCCCTAGAGGTAATACCCATACCTTGGATTTGCTTCTGTCGATATCCGAACTTACGGATAGCGTCGAAATCCTCGACTACTTCAACTTCAGTCTTGTATTGGTTGTTTGGATTTTTCCATTCCACCACCACGACAGAACTTCGCGTTTTCAGTGGAGAACCTACATAATTGAATAGACCATCTTTAACGTCTGCTTGAGTGAAGAACGTATCAACATTCTCAGGGATATCAGCAGACACATAAATCTGATTTGAAGAGAAATATAGAATACCTCTAAAGGTAGAGGCCATCTGTTGTAGGAAGGTAAAAGCGTCTGAACGAGTCGTGATATAGGCGTTAAAAGTAAACCTGGGTTCTGTTCCGCCGAATCCATTATCAACTGCACCATCGCAATACTGTGCGATAGTATATAAATTCCATTTATCGATTAGGGCATTAGCAGGATCATTTAATGGATTTAGTTCTTGTCCTAATCCATAACGATTATTAATGATAATGTCATAGAAAATCCAAGCTGGATTATCTGTCCAGGCTAGTTTGAACGTACCATCCCAGATTCCGCCTGAAGTTCCTGGGCCGGAAGTCGCATAGGTTCTGTCAATTGGATCATAGTTGGTAGGAACCCAAACCTTGATACCCTTCCACTTTACAGAAACCTTAGGAATTTGAGTACCAAATTGCTTGGCGTCAAGCATAAGGCCAAGCAGCGAAATATTTGGATAGCTGAACTTACCATCAATGATGGTGTCATATCTTTGGAAATAAAGATCGTTCGACAGTTTTACTGAAGTCGAATCTTCGGTGATTCTTCTTAGTCGAACTTGCCAGGGACTTCCGCCAGGAGGTAGATCAATTCTGTAGGTACGTTCATATTCGGTGGTAGTTTTTTCATTGGTGAAATTTTCTTGATACACCGTACCCCATGTACTTGACCCATTAGGGAGTACATCAATAGCAAAAGATAGATCAGCACCACCTAAGCTGCCATCATCACCAACTTTATAAAGAGAGGGTAGCTTGATCGTTACCGCAATAGCGTCATAGTCACCGGCAACTGTTACCGACAGTGGTAAGCCGTAAAATACTTTAGTAGCAACGATTACAGGAGTATACGCAGCATCGAAACCAGGGATGTTCTGTTGGTCAGGGGAACCAAAGTTGAACGCCCAACTCATCCCTTGGAAATTAAGTCGGCCCTCTTGATCCCTGATTGGAACATCGTTTAGATATACGTCATATTCAATGTTAGTGTCTGGAGGACCAACAATAGGCCCCTCGCTTACAACATAAAGCCCACGGAATGTACTGTGTGCCTTAAGGGTGTCATCTGCATCACTAGATGCGCCACCACCGAGTTTACCACCAGCACCTTCTAACTGAAATAATTCTTGCATAAACGGATTATCTTATAGAGTATACTTTTAGTCAATCTAAATCAGGTCATTACCTGACCAGCCGCCTATTGCACTAGCAAAAGCTAGCCATACGGGATCGGAAGAACTTGTGTCGTGAACTTCGTTTTCAATGGCGACAGAGATTGGCATAAGATCACAATACATCTGTCCATATAGGAGAGGAATCGCATTACCTTGTTGAGCGATACCAGATTCGTTACCGAAAACGCCGCTATTCTCTTTCTTGCCGTCTTGGACCCCTGGAGAAAGCATCATACTTACACCAGACATAAAAGTTGAAATGGCAACCATATACATAGCGGTCTGGATAACCTGTAAGGTCATGGGAGCGCCGATTGCAGCCATAGAGCCCATAGGGCCGGTTAGGACGAAAGCAGCAACGAACAATACAGCCCCTAGGACGGTCTTTAACTCGCCCCGAGCACCTTCGACAGAAGGAATGATATGGATATCACGCTGCGTTCTTAGATTGATTGACTGGTCATCTAGTCCTACACCCGTATGTAAATCACCGACCACAATACGAAAGCTATTCTCTTTAATATCAGTAGAAAAGCCGGGACGGCCTGAACCAATAGCTCTGATCGCTTCTGGAACAGAATGAACATTTAGCTCATAAACTGGAGCATACTTCTCAGCTAGGAATCCGTATAGGTGTATTTTAGCCATTGTATCTTAAAGTCTTTACAGCAAATTTGGACCATCTACCAAGTAGGTCAATTCTTGATTCTTTCGGCATTAGATGATGCATGATCATATGATCACCGATATAGATAGCAGCGTGGTTGGCTACCTCTGACCGTCCAATCTTCATTAGAATAACGTCGTATTTTTGAAGATCATTTACAGGCACAAATCCAGCATCGGGATAATAGTCCTCATATAGAGGAGTATTGTCATCCCAAAATGCGGTCCATCTAGGGAAATTCTTTAGTTTGATTTGTCTTTGTTGCCAGAAGGTAGAACGAATAAGATCATAACAATCAAGCATACCAAAGATAAATGGTCTTCCTTCTAATGGAATATCAAGGGTATGATCACCGAACCACATGATTTGTGTGGCACCTTCACTAGATGAAGTACAAATGCCAAAGGGAATTCCAGCGACAATTTGAGATTGCATATCAGCTTTAGAGGGAACTGCGCTTGAATGCGGGTGTGAATGGATAAAGCCTTGTGCCTTTGTGACTAGAGTTGTGTCGACTGTAGAGAGCTTAAAAGTGTTTTCTGGATCATCACTGATATTCTCAACAGGAACTAACTTCCCATCGATAACGAAGGCACAAGCTTCCTGAGGGAATTTCGAGGCAGCATATGCCTGAAACTCTACCTGGATAGTGTTTGTAATGTTCTTAGGAGTTGTGATATGTAACATTATGAAATTGTTGGTTTAGCGGTTCCTGGGAATGCCATGAATGGAAGGACAGCTTGTGCGCCGAATCTAGCTTTACAGCCAGGAACAAGGTGACTACATACATCTTGTGCGGGATCAGCAGTAGGAACACTGTCCTCAGTGTAGTAGGCTGAATCCACGAAAGGACAAGCTAAGTCTGTAGGACTGTAATCAAAGCTGCTAGTTACTGCATTCCATTTTCTATAAATAGCTCTACAGTATGTGCTCAACACACCCCTTGGCAGCATAATGCCATTTTGATCGAGGAACGATGATAGTTCGAACTCAACGAAAATCTTGTTTTCGGCAGTCTTTGTATTGATCCTGTATATGTCTTGTGAGAAATATTCGTTTGGGTTAGCGTCAGGTTGGCCGTCTAGGAAATTTCTGAAAGTTCTGGTTCTAGTGACTTTACCCCCGACAAGATCAGATAGACTATTTACCAATCCTGTAATAGCAAGGTTGATAGTTGAGAATCTGACTTTTGGTGTAGGAATCGGTCCTTGACCATTCCATTCAAATCCGTCTGCATCGATATCAAAAGGAATATACGCCGTTCCGCCCCAGGACACAGGCGTAACGAAATCCTTGGCCTCAACGAAGTGATATACGTTATCGCCAACATCGGTAAGGTCTAGTTCCCAGAGAACTACATACGGATTTGGCTCCGTTTTTTGAACTTCTTCGCTAATGGAAGCCATTAAATAGGTACTTCCTCAAAAGTCGCTTGTAGTGACCAGATAGACGGTTCAATGTTAGAGAACGTCCAAGACCTACACTTAATAAGTTTCTGCTCATCTCCCGGCGCGATCCACACGAATGTTTTATATCCGCCCATTGATTTTAGGAAATTACTAATAGTTTTCTTTTCATCATCGGTTAGAGCATCCCAAGTTAAATCAAACTTGGACAACATAAAGTTAATGCCGTCTGGGTATTGTTGGCTATAGCCGTCACCGAAAGACGTTCTTAGAACTCTAGGCTCAATCGTTTCTTTGGTGGGATAGCTAGGACCAATCATGGTTGGTGGAAATGTGCTATACCCATAAGCAGAATAATTAGTCACTTATCTAACCGCCCCATAGAGTCTGCCCCCTGGTCGGGACTCTCTAATCATCATGTCTTTCCATTTCGCTTCGATAGCGTCGTTGATTTGATTACCCATGTTGGCTGCATCAACCTTGCTAGATGATCCGTCACCAGCTTGGTAGTTGATTTCAATCTGAGGATTGAAGTGAAGAGATGCATTACCTGACTTCATAGCATGTTGTTGTGCCGAGGTCAATACTCTTTCACCTTTTCGAAGAACAGCAGGGACCTCATCTGGTGCAAGTCCTGCAATGCCACCTGTATGATAACGTACAGCGCCAGCGAATACGCTTGATGGTAGGTTATGAGTGATTGCCCCTGTAGAACCTACAACACCACCTGTATGGAACGCCAGGGCAGGAAGTACGTCACTTAGAGCGCCGATGGTTGGGGTTGATGCTGCAATACTATAGGTAGGGCCTAGAATGCCCATTCCGGCGCTGCTCCCGCCTAGGCCAAGCATACCTGCGATGCCTTTAACACCAGAACCAATGAGCCCGCCTAGACCAGCCATTCCAGGCATTCCACCAACATTAGGCTGAGCCGCGCTTGGGTTAATAACAGCATTGAATCCATTTACGAATGGAGCCATGATCATCTTCTGGAATTCCATACGTAGGAAATCAGCGGCAAGTTGCTGAAGGAATGACTTCCAGTTTAGCTTGCCTGTTTCCATGAACTCAACGAACATATCTTCAATGCCCTTAAAGGCATTTGAGAAGATTTGATGTGTAGACTTGGCTGTATTTTGGATTTCGTCTAGATAATCACCAGCAGCCTCACCAACTCCATTCTTCCAGTTAGCCATATATTTGGTTTGCTGGTCGAATTGCTGCTTGGCCATTTGCATTTCTGCGGCCATATCAGCAATTTGCTTTGGAGTTAGATTTTTATTCTGAGCGAAATATCTCATTTCAATCTCAGTCTGAGCTTGAACTAACTCTCTACGGCGGCCATAAGATGCGTTGATCTGATCGTTTAGTTCTAGCTGTTTCTTTTGAAGTTCTAGACTGCTTGTAACTGTGTTATGCTGGCGGTCATAATAAGATTGTTCATCAGTAGCCAAGGACGAGCGCAGCTTATCTACGGTAGCTTTAGGGGCATGAGCCTCAAGCATAGCTTGACCGATACCAAGTTGTCCTCTGTCAATGAATCCATTGATGTTATCTAATGTATACTGAGAAAGATTCTCTTTCATTGCAGGACTATTGGCAAACTTAGATAACATATCTTGTTTGCGTTGAAATAGCTCGGCGTCGCCTGAACGCATACCGGCCATATCAGCTTTAGCACGATCTGTTCTAAGTTGCTTATCAATATCTTTAAAGAACTTAGTTACAGCTTTCTGGATATCGTTCTCTTCGATAATTCGATTAGCCGCATCAATCTTATCTTTAACCTTCTTAGGAATATCCTCGATAGGAATATTCAAAATATCAGCATAACGCCTTAGGTTATCGGCTGCGTGTTTCTTAATCTCCTGAAATGCTTCAGGTACACCTACAAGCTTCGTAGACTCTTCAACTTGTAGACCAAGATCACGCCAAAATTCAGCAATCCTCTTA